TCAAGATAAAGCCGAATTAAAACGATTACTTAACAGTGTCGGAATACCATTTGATTTACATTCTACAGATACATATCTATCTGAACAATATAAAGAGCTTAATAAATTAAAAAAGAGTAATCCTGAAGGACCTGTTTATAAATATTATAAAAAGTTTATTTTAAAAGGAATGAAGATGAGAGATTCTGTCAGACCTGAAGAATTTAAAACTAGATTTAAATATGATGCTATAAGAAAGTTAATGTGGGAAAGATTTGATGATGTTATGGGAAGTACTAAGCCATTAACTGGAATGTGGAACAATTGGACTAAGAATTATTTAAAAGAAATATTTACATATCAAAGAGGTAAAGATATTGAAAGCGGTCAACAATTAAAAAAGACGGGAGAAGTAACTGATAGCAAATTAAATTATGTTCCTATATTTTTTACAAAAGAACTTCCTATAGAGGATCAGCAAATGCATTTACATCAAAATGTTTTAGTAGGTAACTTTGTATCTATAAATTATAATGAAAAGAATGAAATACTTCCTTATATAGAAATGTTATTAAATTTAGTGCAAAATAGAAAAATGATTAAAACTAAAGGATTTCAAAGAGTATTTGATAATTTATTAGGTAATATAACTGAAAAAGTAGGAAACGTTTTCAAGAAACAGGAATCCAAAGACTCCAAGACTTATGCTAATGCTATGGATCTAGTAGCTCAAAGAATGTTTAATGAAACAGTCGAAGAGGCTGGAATTACTTTAAAAATACCTGGAACTAATTTTGAAATATCTGTTAGACAGCTTTGGAATTTATGGTTATCTGCTACTAGTACTGTATTACTTTCTGCTAATTGGATGTCTACTATAAGTAATAGACTTTTAGGGGGTACTTTACATTTATCCGAAGCACTTGCAAATGAATTCTTTAGTGTAAAATCTATGGCAAAAGGTGCTGCTTATTACCATATGGATGATGTAAATATAGTTGCAGATATAGGTAGAGCTTTTCCTAGATCTAAAACTAATTTATTAGGATTATTATTTGATCCTATGAATGATTTTTCTATGCATAATCATACATATGCATATAATAATAAAATGAAAGCTCTTTTAAATTCAAATACTTTACATGGTTTAAATAACATGGCAGAGCATGATATGCATCACCAAGTTATGTACACTGTTTTAGCCGAAACAAAAGTTCTAAACAAGGCGGGGGAGTATATACATAAAAGTGGTAAAGGTGTTACAAAGAAAAGAGAAGATGCAATGGATTTAGCAAAAGCTTATTCTAGAAAAAGATTAAAAGATGGGATACGTGCATATGATGTTTTTTTAGATAATAAAGTTGCTGCAATTGAATATAGATTAGGAGAAAGTTATTTTAAAGCTCCATTACATGGAAATATGAATCCTGATATGAGTTTAAGAGCTAAACAAGAAGAAGAGAATATTCAAACAATTTCTAGACTTACTCAAATAATTCAAAAAATTAATGAGATGGAGCATGGGGCATATTCTCTTAGAAATGCGCCTCCTATGAGAAGACAAGCTCTAGGGCAAGGTTTAGAAACAATGAGAAAATTTTATCCTGTAGGTATAAAACAAAGACTTCAAGGAATTGGAGGAGCTCTATTAGAAATGTTTACTAATTTTGGAGAGTTTGCTAGAACTAGAGGTAATAAAGCATTTTAT